CGCATCAAGGCCATAGTCATACTATCACAGAAGTCGTCATGTTCGCCATTTGGAAAGGAGGCTACCTCCTCAATCACCTCCTCCGCGAACTTCTGCGCGGCAGGATACCAAACTTTTCCTGATTCGAATATCGGAGAGGCCATATGCATGCGCGTGGTCTTGTCCAAACCACCCCCACCCCTCTTTCGACCGGGGGCAAAGGTCACCACGGGGAGGTTCAGTAACCTCATCTCATCCGCCAAGGGCATACCAGTCGCCTTGGCCTCGATGAGCATCATCTCTGGATCCCAATACTCGTTTTCTTCCTGCGCGATCTGCTTTAGCTCGGGGAAGTTCCACCGACCACGCTTCGCATCCAGCAAAATTAGGTGCTGATCGCCGTTTCCGTGCGGCTCAAACACGCCCCACGTCGTAATAGCAGAAAAGTCAGCCGTTTCCTTCTTACTGTACGCCGTATCGTAGGACTGAATGATGTAATCTAGCTGCGGAATCTCCTCTTCTTCCCACTCGTTCCACCATTCACGCTTGATAACAGCCGTTTCTTCGGATGTTGGGTTCTGCTGCCACTGTGCATTCCACTTTCCTAGCGAAAGTGACGCTTTGACCTTCAGAAGCTCGTCTTTTTTCCAAAATTCAGGCCAGAGTGGTTCCCCCGACGGCATGATTGCAGGAAATTCTACCACCTCCCACTGGTCAGCCATCATGTCAGCGGCTTGCGAGGTCAGTAACCGGCCCGTCAAGTCCTTCTTCGACCACCTTGTCTGGACAATAATAATGGAACCACCCGGTTGAAGACGCTGACGCGGGCCAGATGTGTACCACTCGTACGTATTATCATAGGCAGACGCCGATAATGCGTCCTGCTCCGAGTGCGGATCGTCAATAATCAGCAAATCCGCACCACGACCGGTCATTGCAGCGCCCACCCCTGCTGCAAAATACTCCCCGCCCGCGCTGGTTTCCCACCGACCAGCAGCCTGGCTGTCCTGTTTAAGGTCAGTGTCGGGGAAGATCTCATGGTAGACCGGATCCGCAATGAGATCCCTGACCTTGCGTCCGAATCTTACAGCAAGTTCGGTGTTCATTGTAGCCTGAATGATTTTGAGCTTCGGATTCCGGCCCAAAAACCAGCTAGGCATGAGATAGGAAGCAAACTCTGACTTCGAATGTCGCGGCGGCATGTTCACAATCAGCCGCTTCAACTCGCCAGAAGCGATCCGCTCCAGCTTTTCAGCAATGATTTTGTGGTGACGGCCAACGATGAAGCCTTCGTATACGTGCTGGACGTATGCCATGAAGTCTTCTTGGGCTAGTTCACGGGTTTCCAGGCGCCTGCGCTGTTCTTCCAGCAGCAGGACTTCCTGTAACACCTCTTTGGGGAGAGCATCTAGGTTCATGCCCGAACGATATTATAACCAAACGAATTTATCAAACTCTGTATTACACAGACTATACCACACTACACCCCGTCAAATATGGGGGGAGGGGGTCATAGAACAAAAGCTAATCTGCCAAACAGCCACAGTAACCCCAGAGGTTCGAAGAACGTGTTGCTCCCACCCCCTCTATATGCCCGCCCAATTACGCGCGCAGTCAAAGGCGCAGTCAACATATTTATTTAAACGAGATGATCATTTTTTTCTGGGAATGGGCTGGGATATTTGCTAGCTTCTAAGAGTCAACAACGAGGAGGACGACCGATGAAACATCTTCATCTCATCGCCAAGGCTCTTGGCATCACCATCATCAAGACCACCTATCAGGGCTATCCGGGCTACACCATCACCGGCATGGGTTGCGCTCAAGTGCATGTGGACACCGTTGCGGATGTCGCACAAAAGCTGGCCGAGGTCATCGAGCGCCAGCGAGGAGCAGCAGCATGACTCAGAGGATCGGCGATGGCCGCAGCATCCGCATCGTCCAGAACAAGGACGGCTCACTGACGGCTTACGTCCCTGCGCGCTGGGGCGGTCTGTTCACCGACATGCTGGTCGCGGGGCAGTCAGATATCTACGAGACAGATCCAGAGAGGCTCGACGACTGGGAAGACTGGGTCGTCGAGGCTCGGCGCTAACCAAGAGGAGGCGGCTGCGGTCGCCTCTTCCTTATTTATTGATGATTGTATTTTTTACTCAGAGCGCAGGCCGCAAGGGATCGAGGAACGTGTTGCTCCCACCCTCCCCCCCAGCGTCGCGCGCGTTGGGCCGGTGTCAACAAATTTATTTACTTTTTTTGTTAAAAAAATTCTTGGGCTGGTCGCTTTAATGGGCTAGTCTCGGAGTATGGGAATTATCCCATTGTTGAAGCCATCAACTAGAGGAGAAAACAGATGATGGAAAAGGATCTTGAAAAGCAGTCAAAGGCCATCGATGGCATGCTCGTGCTGTACGACTACATCCGCGCTCAGGGCAACCCACTTGCTCCGCTGACCGCGCTCAACGATGTCGCGGCATGGGCAAACGAAGTGATCAGCCAGCAGAACGACGGCGTGAGTGTCGTTCACCCGCGCCAGGGTATGAATAAGGTGTCCGAGGCAAAGGTCGTGAAAGCCATCGATCTTCTGTCGAAGGAATGGCTGTCCATGCAGCAGATCGCTAACCGCGTGAACCTGAGCAAGAGCAGCGTAGCTACCGCCCTGATGCCAGCCGTGCGGAAGCGGGCCAACGTCACTCGTCAGCGGATGGGTAAGATGGCCAAGCCAAAATATCGTGTAACAAGCATCGGATAGGTCGCCGTCGATGGCCCGGCCCGCGCTGGAACGGCGATCTTGTTCCTCCACAGCGCGGGCCATTTTTTTTCCGTGTTTTTTTTATTCTTCTACTTTGCGCGAAGTGCGCAGGCCGCAGAGCGCAAGGCCCAAGGGCACGAGGAACGTGTTGCTCCCACCCTCCCCCCCAGCGTACGCCGGAGGTCGCAAATGCCAAGTCTGTTATTGAAAAAAGTTTTTGTTAAAATAGTTTTTGGGCATCCCGCCCGCCCGCGCGTTGCGCGCGGTAACCGCGTTTTTTCAAAATTGAATAACGCTAGAAATGCGTCGGGCATCGTGTGCCTGACGCACCATGTGGAGAATGGAAATGACTAAATACTTTGAACGTGGCTACAACACATGTGAGCATCGTGACGAGAACGGCAACAAAGAATATACATGGTACGAGTACGACGCGCGGGGCTACATGCTCGGCGGTCGCATGTGCATAAATTGCGCCGAGGAAGTCATGGCGGACAATCGCAAGCGATACCGCGAAGATGTGTTCACCGATTCGAATTACTGGCACGATGAGGATCTAGAGCCAGAGGCCGGTGTTGGTCGCGATGAGTTCAGTGGATACTAGGAGGACAGACGTAATGAACGAAGACGATTACCCAGCGTGGTATCAAGACGACAGTCACGAAGGCTATCAACAATGGGACGAAGAAGACGAAGCAATCTGGCGCGACGAAGATCGCGTGTCAGATGCTCGAGAACGATTCCAATAGGAGAACGGCGGGCTGAAATCAGCCCGCCGTTTTTCCGTGCCCGCGTCCGTGGGACAGCCAAGGGGCGCAGGCCGCAGAGCGCAAGCCCCGCCAGTGGATCATGGCCCATGAAACACGGTTTTTTGACAGCGACGGGGCGCAGGCAAGGCCCGCAAATGAAAATAGAACGGCCTGCCACGGTACACGGTGCAAGAAAAACCGAAACGGAATTCCGCAGAATTCCAATATATCCGAGGAAATACTAGGGAATCCCATTTCTGCAAATTGGTTTTTTATTGTGCGGGCTGGGATTTTTTGCAATACTGTTTTATCAACCCATAACCGAGGAATCAGACGAAATGGAAATGGCAACCCGATACAAGAAAAGCCGCCGCGCGATGGCGGGGTATTCATTCAAAGCCCTAAAGCCGGTGACCAATAAGAAGTTACTTAAAGAAGTGATAAAGGGCCGGTTTAAAGGTTACCGCGTCCACACTCTCACGCTGGAAGAACGCGCGACATGTCCCGCGACATGCCACCATCTGGCGACATGCTACGGAAACAACATGCCTTTCGCGCATCGGCTGGAACATGGGCCGGAGTTGATCACCAAGATTGACGGCGAATTGAAAGCGCGGCATGACAAGCTGACGTTGGTGCGTCTACATGTGCTCGGTGATTTTTGGTCGGTCGAGTATGTTGAACAGTGGGGCCGGTGGCTTGATGATCATCCGAATCTGGCGGCATGGGGATACACGCACAATTGGCCCGACAGCATCATCCCGCTAGAACGCGAAATCGGCCAAGCTATTGAGCGCGTGAAAGCGCGGCATCCTGACAGATTCCGGATTCGCTGGTCGGATCGCCCCGATCTGCCGGACAGCGCGAACAGCGAGGAATTGGCGCAACCTGTAAAAGGCGAAAGCCTGATCTGCCCTGAACAGGAAGGCCGCACCGGCGGGTGCGGGGATTGCGTCCTGTGCTGGGAACAGCCAAGCCGAAGTATCATTTTCAAAACGCATTAAGAGGCGGCGGCGCTCCCTTGGGGCGCCGTCTTTTTGGTATGCCCAAAGTTTCCAGAGCCGCAGATCGCAAGGCCGCAGGGATGTCGGACAGCGCAGACGCGCAGACAGGTTCCGGCCATTTGTCGCGCGGCCCGCAGATCGCAAGGCAATCCGCAGACCGATATAGGAGCGCAGTCTTGGCCCCCTCTTCGCGCAACAGAAAGAACGATGCCCCGCCGCATCGATTGTGCGACAGGTGCCAAGCTATTTGCGACTCAGCAATCCGAACACGGTTCTTCTTTATGACCTTGAGTTCAAGCCAGCACGGCACACCATCGATGACCAGATACACATCTGGCATGCCAGTGCCTGTGCGGTTTTCAATTCTGTTCCAGTGGGATTTCTTCGGCAGGTACTGCTTGAATGATTTCCAGAGATTTTGTTCCGGCTGGGGCATGTTCGATCACCTCACCTTCGATGAAGGCCGCAGGGTGGCTTTTCCGAATCTCAGCAAGCCGCGCGACGATCTCCTCGCGGGACAGTTTGTCAAGCTGATGGGTGTGGTTGTTCTCGCGCCTGTCGATGGTCA